GTGATTTAACGTTTAACGGTTGAGCATTACTAGGATTAACATCAGCATCAGCTACGATACTAGGACTATCATTTGCTAAGTTTGTGTACAGCTCCTCTCGCGCTTTCTGTACAGACAAAGCTATGTCTCCTTTAATTAGCGTATTGCCCGCGCTACCTAAAATAGTTGCTGATAAGGCGGTTTCTGCAACAGCAGTCCATCCTCTAGTTTCTGTCCAGTACGCATCAGCGACACCAACAGTTACTCCAGCTTGTATACCTGCGTTTGCTCCCGTAGCAGCACTTGATAGTCTAAGAGCAGCCGTAGGAGACAACCCTATAGCTTTACTAGCAGACATAACTTTACCTGCTGTCCATGCAGCTTTAAAACCACCTCCTGTCATAAAGGTTAAAGGTAGATCTACATCTACCATACTACCGGCTAAAATAGCTAAGTTGTCACCAAAACCGTATTGATTACTAATACGTCGTCCTCTTTCTAGTTGTTCTAGTATACGCCCTCTAGCTCGGTACGCACCGGCTAAGTTGTCACTTTGAAAAATCTCGTCATGAAAACGAGAAGGAACGTCTTTAATGAGCTCGTCGTAATGTTCTTCTTCGTACTCTTCTACACCACCTGCTCTACTACCAAATGCTAACACTTCTACTGTACTAGCTGTACTAACAAACGGGCGAGCTAGTGCTTTAACAGCATCTCCTGCAGAAACACCCAGCACTTCTCCGGGCACTAGTGAATCTGCAGTATCTTCAATACTAGATAACCTGTTTTCAGATAGAGGTACAGCTTCGTCAGTGATTAGTTTAAAACCGGAACCGGCTGCAGTTTGTTTAAAACCATCTACCAGATTATCTACTACAGATCTATCGTCTGCTTGGCGTTGTAACGCATCGTATCTCAGTGTACCGGGCTTTACCCAATCAGGCTGATCTTCGAGTAACTCCTGTAGTGTTTTTTGTTCAGTATTATTCAAATCAGCCATAGAGGTCTCCTTTAATCAATTAGTTTTGACTTGTGTTTCTTCATGTACGCCTTACCTAACTGTAAGGCCGGTACTACTAGGTGATCTTGGTATCCACCAGCAGGATCACTTATTTGTATGTAAAGAGAACCATCACGTGGATCACTTATAATGAACGGGCGAACTCCAGTACGCAAAGTATCGAAAGAGTCGGATAGTGTACCGGCTGTCGGATCTCGACCTGTTATGAATTGAGGTAGATGATTAAGTACGCCACCAAAAACTTCTCCGACCGTCGTTTCATCTACATTAAGGTGTGGATATTGAGCTTGCATTTCTTCGGATCTTAACCAGTCCATTATTATGGTGTTATAAATACCATCCTGATCTGCAAATTCAGAAGTAGGCGATCCAAAGAACATTTCGGACATTGTACTACCCTGCGGAGCCCGGATTACTTGACCGGCAACAACAGTATGTCGAGCTTTAACTCTATTGGCGGCAGCTGCAACTAGTTCGGTAGGTTTCCCTCTAGGATTCATTTTGTACGCGGATTCTAGCTCTTGAATAAGGTCATGTTTAACTAACTCTTTATTTTCAGCCGACCATAAAGGAGAGCGTTCTGTGCTAGTCATGTCATTCCATTGAGCCATGTCTGCGTCGTCTTGCCATATAGCTTGCCAAAATCCGATGTCTTGCTCTTCTAAAAATGAATTTACTGTTTTAGAAACGTCTTTTTGAACTTTAGACAAAAATACACTAGGATCTCTCGTAATTGCAGTATCTACTTCCCTAACTCCGAATTCTCTAATAGCTCCATCAATAGGACCTCCAGCAGAATTATGCATAATAACGTCTATTTCGGGACGGTACTCCGGATCAATGTACTTGTCAGCAAGACTAGGATTTACGCTATGTAAATCTCGGTAAGTTTGTACTGCTTCCACATACTTAGGGTTTGGATTTCCTTCTGGATCAGTAGGGCCCATCGCCAAAAAACCATTAGTTACTTGACGCAACTGCTTGTCTATTACACCTTGTTGAGCTAAAAACTTAGTCGTTTCGCGCATTACAAAATGTTCTTGTGGATTATCTAAAGGTCTACCTGTAGCAGGATCCTGCGTAGGTAAAGTGTTCTGGGCTTTCTGCTCAACACTGCGTTTAAGCACTTCTTGTTTATAATCGTTAACAGCGCGATCTACTAAAGATTGATTTAGTTGGCCTAAAGTGCGAGATTCTACAGACGCATCAATCAAAACACCGTCTTCGTGCCACTTTCTAGCTGCATCTAAAGACTTGTTAATCTGTTTACTTATTTTTCGAACGTCACGAATAACTTCGTCCTCGGGAATAGACACACCTGTATCTTGACTCAGTTGTTTAGTTTGTTTAAAAAACTCTTGAGCAGCTGCATCTAGATTAATGGAAGTATCTCCTTTACCAAATTGTTCTGCAGCTGCATTAAAATCTGTTCTAGCTTGTTCTACACCTAGTTGATACTCTAAACTTTTTTGTTTACTGTCTTCGTCAACAGCATTTTTAATATTAGACACTGCAACTTCTGACAATACGTCAGCTTCATGTTGTATCATAGCAGCAGTACGTTCTAGTCCATATTTTTCTCTACGCACTGTATTTCGTCTAGTCCACTCTGATTCGTCAATAAAGTCAGATCTAAATAACTGATCGTCAGCATCTCGGTCGGGTTGAGCTAGAGCTAAGTTTTCAACAGCTGTACGCTGCATAACTTGATTTCTAGTTTTTACAGCTCTATCCATACGTTCTTGTGGAGTGAACAATTCATCCGCATTGCCTGTAGCATGAGTTCGTAAGTAGTCTGTTAAAGAAGTACCTAATTGATCTTTCGGATTGTATTTACCTCCAGAAGATATAAATTTATCTAAACCTCCTTTGCCGCCCAGATGTGCGACTGCAACCATACCAGATAGCGTAACAGTAACTCCGTTTATCTTTTTACCTACAAGATTAGTATAACCTTTAGCGTTAGCATGACTTATAATGTCTTTAACGTGCCAGCGTTCAACTTCTCTTTGTAAATTAGGATTATTTGTAAATTGAGAAACAGTCACTCTAGGAGATCCAGTGGAGTTTGCCCAATCGTTTAAACGAGCTTGCCCAAACTGCATTGCTCCTCCAAAACTACGCCCATCTCTGTTAGTTCGATGGGCACCGGAGTTACCGCCACTTTCAGTACGTGTTAAAGACTTAATTACTAAACTTACTTGAGTGTCAATGTCACCTCGCACACCTGCTGACTCAATTAGAGCACCTTCTGTTATAGCAGCTGTACGCACTCCTGTGCGCGCTTTGTGATACATTTCTTTAGCCTCGTGCGCGTTCATAGTAATACCATGCTCCGCGTACAAACTAGACGCAGCTTCTACAGCTAATATAGGATCTAGATGACCCTTAGCTGCGTCTTCCAATAAAACTTGCTCAGCTTCAAAGAATTCTTTATTGTACTCCGAACGACGCCTATTTTCAAACTTCTGTTTGGCACTTCTTAAACTGTTTAGTTGACTAGTTGTCAGGTAGTCTCCACCGAGTAATCCTTCACCGGACAATGCAGCATAAGCCATAGGATTATCGTTCGCAAATGCCTTAATAACACCACTTACGACAGCAGCTCTCCGTCGAGTGTCTGATAGTCCCGCTGTAGGAGAACCTTCTCCTCCTTTTGCGAAAGTTATTAAATTGTCTATCGCTGTCGGATCCCGACTTATAACGTCTACACTATTTTCTAACTCTTCAAAGTTTAATTTTTCTTTGTGTTGAATGTTAGAAAGTAAATGTTTATCAACTAAAGAAGGCATTTGCCTTAGTAGTTGTTCACGCGCAAGTTCAGCTATTCTCTGATCCGGAGCAGATTTTAATACGCTTTCGACTCGAGACATAAAGTGACCTCGATATTGATCGGGATCCATCTCGTACGCACCATTTTCAATTTCTTGCTGTTGAGCAGTCAATAATCCCGATGCCAATTGCTGAGATTGTACTACTCGATAGCCTTCTAAAGACCACTTGTCGCCGTCCATTTTAATATCTTCGAAAGCTTTACCTTGATAATAAGCCATTTGACCATCAATAAGGGCGTGTTCTTGCTTAATTTTTACAGCTTCTGCGAGTTTCCCTTGTGCAAACTTTCCGAGTTGCTGAGCTATATCAACATCTAGTGTAGATGTAGGTGCTTGTACGGAAGCCGCATTTTGTATCCCGGAATTTTGCATTAACACGGGTTGTGTTTGTGCATGGCCTCTAAGAGTGTCCTCAACAACTTCTCTTCTCTCTAATCCCTTCATAGTTACCTCCTGAGCATTCCGGTAGTTCCGGATAAGTTTGCAGCTATTGTGTTACCGGGTGTTTGATGACTGTCCCAGATACTAAGTAAGTTTGTTCCTATACCAAGTAGTGCACTTGCTGCACTCGGTTTCGGAATAACACTAACGTCTTTATTGTATATTTGACCAAGATTTACATTCTTTCTCTCTTGACCAAATGCGCGATATTGCGCACTTAACTCATTAAGTCTGCTTTTATTAGCTTGGGCTGCAGAACTGACTAGATCGCGCATTACTAAGTCCGTAGTATTGCCCGATACTCCAGCAGCTCCAGCAGAAACAGCAGCGGCACCTTGCTGCTTTAAGGATTGCTGCTGGAGAGCGTCGGATGCTCTAATACTCGCATCTCGTACGGATATCTCATTACTTGTAATAGTATTTTTGGATTGCGCTGCAGACAACGCAGACATAGTATTTTTGTAATCTTGTACGTCCTGTTGCATTCTAGCTTGAATACTTGCCGTTTGGTACTGGCCCCAGCCTTGTACTAAGCTAAGGCCCATTTGAGCCATCATAAGTCCAGACATTATAATCTCCTTCGTGAACCCGTTATCTGTGCTTGCCACTCAATTTCTAAAATAGACGTAGGTCGAATGTCGTCACTCGTCACTAGTAGCTCTGCTAGGTGTGCCTGTTCACCCCACGGAATCTCTATACTTCCGGTAGTTAGCATACTCCTAGACGGATCTAACGGATCATCATCTAGAGGGTATCGGTTAATAGTATAAGTATAGTCGTTTCGATACGGCGACAACATGGTCGTACTGAGTATACCAGTATCTTCTACGTGTATTTTAAATACGGTTATAGTTATGACTGCACTACTAACAGTAGCATTGTTTTTATCTTTAAGTCTCGGCATAGTCGGTTGTAATTCTCTAGTAAATCTAGTTCCTGCAACAAGTTCCATACCATCCAGTATAGGATCAACGAAGTGGTACTCGTAACCGTTAGAAGTTTCGACGGTTATGCTAGGTATAACCTCTAGTCCGGGTGATGGGCACCCTAACCTTTGTACAAATGTAGCGTTAGGATAAGATAATACCACTTTGTTTTCCGACACTTGGACTATTTGTTTATTATCCATAGTTATGTGATAGTCTAAAATAGCGTCTACGGGCCTATTCATATCCATTTTTGATAAAATTACATCGTTGTTTCGATCTAGTAGAAAATAAATTGTACTATTATCAAAGAACATAAACAAAACTGGGTAATCAAAAGTCCATTTACTCCAACTAGACTGTATTCTTTTATTACCATCCCATAAGTATTTGTATACCCAAATAGTACCTTGTGTAGAAGGATCGTCACTTGTTATTAGTAGCATGTTAAAGTTTTTAGACGAAGCCATCGCGTTCACATTACCGGTAATGTATCTGTTTTGCACTTCTGTTAATGTGTCTGCACCATTTGTACTTACAGAGTCATTAGTAAAAAATTCCTTGATGCCTGAGTAAACGCCACTACGGAATGGAAAAATTAAAGTTCTTCCGGTAGTAACTGGTCGAGCTTGACCAAACATTTCAAAAGAAGTCGTTAACACTAGACTAGCATTTTCAGGAGTTATACCGCCACCTGTAATGACGAACTGACTATCACCCGGGTCACTCAGTAGTATAAGATCTCGATCAAAAGGCACGATCCAATCTAGAGTGACTGAACTCTCTTTTGTAGATTTCATGTCTATTGGATCACTATCTACGATGACTGTAGCAGATTTTCTAAAAAAGTCTAAAGGGTTATTTGTCCTACTCATAATAACATTAGGTCCAGATACTACCACAAGTCGACTTTCAAAACCGCCAATATCTCGTATGGTGTTACCTACAAAAGAAGGCATAGGACTACTATCTTCGTTACCAACTCTACGCCCCTCCCAACTTCCTTGGTCTAAAGTAAAACCTGAGGAGTCCAAGGATAGAACATGCGGCATGGTACTATTTACAAGAGTGTTCGGTTCAGTAACATCAAACCACTCTTCCCAAACTCCTGTTCTACCAAATCCTTGACCAGTGGCTGTTGTGTTGTCTGCTGTAAAACGTAAGTAATAGTCGTCTTCGTCAGCTTCATCACCCAGTACTTTTACTACCGTACCGTGAGGAGCATACTTAGGTAGATATGTAGTATCTTCTACTGTGTCCGTCATACTTCTAAGAATCGTTCCTGCGTCTTGATCGTCGACGACGCAGGTCATGGACAATGTACTATTGTACACCAATAACACTTCACCAGAAGAGGCTACTACAGTGCCTGCAGGAACGTTAGTCCGCAGTTGATTTCTTAGTTGAGTTATTATATAGGTGCTGTTACTAAGAGCAGCATCACCCGAATTTTCACCATGAGGCGTTGTATAAGTTGCAGTGCTTACTACTCCATTAGAAAACGTGATAGTTACTTTATACGTACGGGTAAAGTTTCCACCTAAAGCTGATACTAGCGTTACATGAAAGGGGTAACCTTCTGCGGATGTACGTTGCTCTACCGTAAGATCTCTATTAGTTAAATAAACCTTATCGTCGAATACGCTAAATCGCATGTCCGTACCTATATAGTTAGTACCGGACTCTACAACAAGAGACTGCTCTACGCCACTATCGTTCCAGATCTTAAGGGTACCCGTCGTGTACCCTACGATGTAGTTACTACCTTGTAGAAATAACTCTCCAAACTTTAGATTTGACGAAGCATTTGGTAAAGTACCTATTAAGTCGTATCCGGATCTAGAAGTAAGTCCTGTAGCCACGTCACTGTACATATTAATTTGTTCAGTTACTTGACCCTCTAACCGTATTCTTGCTGGCTGTTGACTAACCCCTTGCAATAAAGAGCCGAGTGTTCCTTGTGCTGTGGTCATAGTATTACTCCCTAGGTAATATCGTATAAGGACTAGTTCTTCTACTTCCTCTTGCTAACATATTGGCAGCATTTGGACCATCAAAATAGTTAGTGTCTCTATTGCGTAGATTTTCTCTGTATAACTTAGTCCATGCTTCATTTACTGCGTTTCGGTAATGAGACAGTTTAGGCTCAGTACCATCCGAGTCTAGGTAAAATTCATACCTCGCTTTGTGTCGTATGTACTGCTTAACTGTATCAGGCATATCTTCAAAATCTAATTGAGTTACTACCTTTACTTTTAGAGGACAAGTAAAATTAAAAGAGCGGTCGTCTAGATTATATAACCGCTGACCTCTTTTAGTAATGTTAACATTACTAACTGTATCGATAGATAAAGTACCTGTAGGTACATAAATTTCTCCGTTTTCATTTAGGTTGAGTGTAGTGTAGGTCGTATTAAACCAATAACCTAAATTTTGAACATCTCCCGACACTATATTTAATTTACCTACCGCTTTAACGTATGATGGGTGCCTAGTATCGGTAGCCGTCAGCGGACTTAAACCAGTAGACGAGAGCATCTCATTAATTATGTTTAGCTCACTAAGCATAATATAACCTTTCTGTTTCGCCATAAAAAAAAAACCCTCCCGAGAAAGGGAGGGTGTATAGTCTATGACTGTTAACTAAATTACTCGGTTAACAACCCCACAAACGTCAGGGCGGCGATTAGACACACCGAATGCAGTGTAACTATCAATAAACCATTGTAGTTCTATATCAGAATAGAACACATTCGACGCTAATGGGATAGTTTCGCCAGCTAGTAAAGATTGCGGATGCATTACAACGGCGACTGCATTTGCCTCAGCAGCAGTAAGGTCATATGCATTACCATTGTCAGCGTTAGACAAGTGATGACCAGTGATAGCTGCATTTGGAATACGCGCTGTCTCAATAATAGGAGAACCTTTAATCGTAGCCACTTTACCATTAGCAAAGTCACCATTCGCGCTAGAGTATTCCTTATGAATAAGCTTGTCATGGTGTAATAATACATCAAATTCGGAAGGTCGAACAAATATAGCACACTCTTCTGTATCGATATCTTCTTCTTTCATCTGCGTGATTATAGCAGCGATACTTGCGTATAACTTATCCGGATCCGTTTCGTCTAACGGAGAAGATAAAGTTTCTACTTTACCTGCACCAATCGCACCGTTTAAATTTGATGGTGCCGGCAAGTGCGCCGATTTAATAGCTTGGATTAAGAACGCTTGGTCAAAGAACTTAGCAAGTTCTTTACCGTGATCCTTACCTAGCTCCGCACGAGCACTAAAGTCTGTTTGAAACTCGTTCAACATTGAACGATTGTCACGCGCCAGTACAACGGTATCAACTGTTACCGCAGCTCGACCGAAGTTTGTCTTGTTAGCAGGAGGCCGAACGCCGTCTTGTAACGCTTGGATCATAGTACGACCTGTACGACGTACGATAGCAGTGTCTGTACCCCTAATAGGTTTGACTTTGACAAATTTACGCATGATCGATGACTTAGCAAATTGACTATCTACGGAACCTCCGTATTGCTCAATCATGTCTGTACGTTCTACGTCACTCAAATGAGTGCTATCTGATGGAATGTTTGCCATGAGCAAGTTCTCCTTAATAAGTTATAACTATTATATTAAATTAAATACCTTGTTTTCGCCCTTTTAAACGCGACTTTTGAATAGCTTGTACCGCGGCATCCGTTACATTACCCGAGTTATATAGTTCTTCTAGTTGTTTAACGTACTCTGCTCTAGTTGTTGCTTTTAGTTGAGTACCTGCCGTACTATCACCTTCAAAAGTAGTCGACTTTCCTATAGACGTGTTTTTTGGATCCTGATTAAACCGATTAACTATTTCAGTTGCTGCAAATTTTGCTTTTGCACCACCTGCGTCTAACATCTCAGATAACTCATTACGCTCTGTTTCCGAAAGATTAGCTTTAGCCCAAGGACTAACTTTATCCCAGTTATCTTTGCCTCCGGCTACTTCATAGACGGAGTTTAGTATTTCTGCGTTTTTAGCGTTGTTCTTAGAAACAAAGTTTTCAATACCTGCTAAAACGAGGTTTGCATTGGCTTTCCCTACTTTCTCGACTAACTTGTCTCGATCTAATTTAGTAGGATCGCCATGCTGAGTTAACGGATCGTAAATTAAAGCTTTAGCTTCTTCTACGTCTATACCGCTGTTTTGTAGCACTAAAAGTACACTATCCCCGATTTCATCATTGGTCGTACCCCATACATCTGTATCCAATTCATTTTCTGTAGTTTGGCTATCAGACGAGGTGTCGTCAGAGTTTTCAGTAGATTCAGTAGATTCAGTAGATTCATCTGCTGTGTCTGTTGAACTACCTGATGTTTCAGTGTCTGCAGTATCTTCAGTAGTAGTAGTAGTATCTGTATTTACTGACTCCGTCGAAGTATCTTTGTTTTCGTTGGTACCAGTCTCTGTTTGAGTTGATGTCTTATCCATTAATTACTCCTTACAGCAGCTTTACCTGCTTCTTGTGCGACTACTTGATCTGTTTGTGCTTGCATTAGGGCAGCTTGTTGCTGTTCTGCAGCTTGCTGCTGCATTTGCAGTTCTTGCTCGGTATATACAAACTCACTGAGGTTAACGCCTCGATTTGCAAATACGTATTCTGCGAACTTACGAGCGTTAATAACACCCCTCATATCTTCGGGAACTGCTTCGAGCATCTGTAAATCTGCTATCGCAAGTCTCAAATTATCTAACTGACCTTCGCGACTTAAACTCTCCATACCGGTAGTCACAATAACGTCGAATGTTTGTATACCCACAGAATTGAAAGCAGCGAAATCAATCTGAGACAATAAATACTCAGCTTCTTTTTGTTGCCATTCTAAGGCTAATCTACTGTAAAGACCTCCGTAGGCACTTTCAAGTTCTTTAGCATAAAACCTTATTTCCTCAGCTGTAACGCGTTCAGCGTCTCGAACACCTGCACTATGGAGTAAGAAAGCTTGTGCCAGAAGTCGTTCCCATTTTGAAATAGCTTCCATTAAAAGACCAATTTCAATGCGCTTTGGAAAGTCTGGGACGGATATGTCACCTTGCTTTCCGGGATTATAGCTGCCTCGTTTAGCCATATTGAGTTCATCAATGTCTAGTTGCGAACTAGGATCAACAAGAAACTTAAAATCAGCTGCAAGACCAATAAGATCGAGTAGTGCGAGTGTAGTTACATCAATGTTGTGAAATGACGGGGCATGGTCTTCTACTAAACCTCTACCATAACTTTCGCCCCGTGATAGCGACCAAGTTAAAGATAGTATAGGTAAATCAGTAGGTGTGTAGTATCGTTTTGTTTCCTCTACCACGTGATGGTCGACACCTTGTAGTCTACACCATCTAGACTTCTCTTTGACGTAATATGTGTAAAGTACTACGTCACTGTCGGGTTTGTAATCGTTTTTAGTTTCTTTAAGTTTGTCTTGGATACTCTCAGGCAAAGAAGAAAACTTTTTGCTATCTTTTAAAATAACAGTAAGTAGTTCACCTTTAAGATCTCTAGTACAACAAAAATCTTTTATACCGTATACGACGCGTTTACCCGTTTCTGTACGGTGAATTATAGCGTTTCCGGTAACAATTTGATGTTGTACCGCCTGCACCGCAATAGGTCGATACGCTGTGATCTTGAGTGCACGCATTGCTGCATTCTCGGCTTGAGTGGTAGCTTGTTTAAGATCGCCTACATACTTTTCGTGTTCGTCTTTCTCTAGATCCTCTTCTAACTGCTGTTCTGCCTCTGGCGTTAGAGATATAGTAAAAAAAGGCTTGTCTGATGGAAACATAGTATCAACTATACGATTGGCTAAATGGTTTACTAACCTAGCACCTTCTGCAACATTACCTTTTGGTTGTTCAATACCGTCATGAGTGTCTACTGGACATACTGATGGTATTGTCCACATAGCGTACTGCTCACATCGCTGTATTAAATCTCCTTTTAAAACTTCTAGAGTTTTCCACTTTTCGGATAGATCCGTAATTATGTGCGAGTTATCCATATTATAAACCTAACCTCTTACTGGCACTAACTCCCCCTACACTTGACGAAACAGTACCTGATCGAGTAGAGGTTGAGGTAGTAGAGCCTCTAATGCTTGTAGTCGTAGAATCATCGGAACCTAGTTTAACTCTAGCTCCCGTATCATCTCGAGTGGTTTGTTGTTTTGCGGCTTCGCGAGCGGCTTGTTTTTGTTGTTCTAGTTGCTTTTTTTGCTGTTGTGCTGCTTTTCTTTGTTGATTAACCTGCATTACGGTACCGGCGATACCAGCGACTGTTGCTACTCCTAGTGCTATTGACGTAAAAGCTGCCATCTACTGTACTCCTTTTATTTTTAAGCCATAAGATGTTTCTATAGGCATGTAGTTTCTTTTAGTAAGTAGTAAACCTACTCTATTGTTACACTGTAGAGTGGTCATACGAATTTCATGTACACCAATAGACTTACCATATTCTGTAAAATGGTTTAGTAGTTGTAAACCGTCTTTCTTGGCAAACCAGCCTCTTTCTTGCAAAACTACGTAGTCTCGAAAGGGGTCATCTTCTATAGTACCAATAATAGCCCCGTACTCACTTCTAAAGCCAACGCCATAAGGCTTCGTAATTATGCCTTTTAAGGTTTCTCTAGTCTTAGGTAGATTTAAAGGAATACCGTAGTAATTATCATTAAATTCAACTGTCAGGTTAACTAACCAGTCAAGGTCATCTTCTTTAAGTATACGTATCATGTAGTTTTCCTCAATTGTCTAATCAGTAATTCAGCAGTATTAGCATTTAGACGAATATTTAAAGATTCTTCAAATAATTTAGCAATGTCTGTTTTAGCTGCTTCATAACCTGCATCAAACAAAGTTGATTCCGAGGTTAGTCTTCTCGGAGCTAATGCAGAAAGAATACGTATCAAAGATTTTTTAGGGATTAATGGTAAATCAGTATTTATAATTTTTGTATTGTGCATATGTTTATCCTCTTGTCCATCTTTAAGACTTCTCTTATAATCCCCCACAGTTGTCAACCAAAGAAATAAGGGCTGTCTAGCACATGATTTAAATCTAGTTGTCCGTTTGTTGGTAATTCAGGTAATTCTGTACCTGTTAGTTTTTCTTGGATCGTTTTAAATTCTTCTAAAATATTAAATTTTGTATGTAGATTTACAAACTCTTGTCGTATTATATTGTGCCATTGATCTATGTACCGCGCAGGTACTCCAAAATCGTCGTGGATCATCGCAAAATCTGTAATACCTTGTGCATATCCTGCATTTACACACATCATCAAGTGACATGCATCTACGTGATGTACTAAATTTGGACTAGATCCTTGGCGCTGTTTTCTAGGATCTATCTCGTCGGTACTCTCTACAACTTGAATTTCCATTTTAGATCCACCTACTCTAGCTCTTACTCGTTTAACTACCTGTTTACATGATCCTTGATAGACAGGAAATCCTATAGGGCTGGAATAAATTAAAGCGTTTTTTGTTTTAGAAACTACAGCTGCACTGTCTTGAATCCACTTCATTGCTGCTCTAGCAGCAATAACTACTTCACCTATGCTGTCCCACAATATTTTTGATAGTAGGACACAGTGTTTAAATTGCGTATTTTTTGGAAACGAATCTACACCATTATCAATGCACCACTCAAATATACTACTCGTACACGCTTGTTGCGTAGATCCATACGGTAGGGTCATTACAGGTTTTTTACTGAGCTTTCTAGGAATAGTATTAAAACCTTTAAGTTTTAAGGCATCTATCCAATTCCGTGCAGCTACGCCTTCCCCGGAGTTTTCTCTAGATAGATGTACCAGTTTAGACCAACAAACGTCAGCGACTTCTTGGTATATATCTTCTGGTTTTTCAGCAGGTAATAGGTTTACCGCAGATCCGCCCACTTCATCTAGCAACATCGCAGAGAAGTGTTGTAAACCGTTACAACTTCCATCTAAAGCTATGGGTAACCTTGACTTAAATGTAGGTCCTTTTTTAATAGCTTCCGCGTATTCAAAACAAAATGCTAGAAATTGATAAGGTTTATCTGCTTCTTTCCAGTACCTACGATTAGCTATGGGGTCTTGTGCTACAGCTTCCCACTGACTTCGTCTATCATCAATCCACTTTACTCTATCGTCATAACTAGTTTTATCTTCACCATATTTATTTGCTCCGTGGACTTTTAACCAGTATAATCCTCTAGTACCCAGTTCAGATGCATTGGCAAATTGAAGTACACCTTTGGCTGTATCCGCACCTTGAGGTGATACTCCGGACGTGGCAGCGTAAATTCGACCTCTGAAGTCTGTTTGATACACATAGTAAAATTCTTGTTTGCTCTTTAGAAGTTCAGCAATTCGCATAGTCCGAGCTACACTGAGGACATTACCTTTTCTTTTTTTCTCTAGCGTGTATAACTCTCTAGCCTCTTCTTTCCAAGAGTCGAGTAGTTGAAGTTGTTCAGTTGTCATGTCTTTTTTAGACATGCCCTTAGGGACCGGAGCTTTTGGAATTTCATAGGGTTCCGTTGCAGGCATACCTATCTGCAAGTTTTTTGTCCAAACGCGTTGCATAACGGTTAACACTCTTTCGTTAACGCACCATGGAGTTTTTTGCATTGCGTTTATACACTGTCTAACTTGTGTTAATGGAGCATCCTGTAATAACTGTTTATGATGTTCCCCTTCGGGACCTTTACGTGTCTTAACCATAGAAGTGGTCATTCGTAGTCTAGGGGAGTAATAGCCTCCGTCATGAATGTTATCCCAATCGGCGGGTGGTATAACACAAGGCATACGATCAGGAAGCATAACAGCAACTGCCTCGTCACTATTTTTAATCCAGTCTTCTACTTCGTCAGTAGCTACGAGTACATTTTTTCTTCTGCCTCGCACTACGCGAGTTTCTTTGTTTATTATATCACTAGCGTCCATAGCTAAAGACAATACTAACGCACCGACTCCAGAAATCGTGTCAGTATTCCACTTATTCCAATGTACACGATTACTGTTCATAGCATTAACAAGAATAGTTTTTCTGTACCTATAATTTGCACTATTTTTCTGGTTAGCTGCTCTCGTTATCGTGTCAAAGAGTTCCGGATACTCAAGCTCAAATTTTGTAAATCTTAATTCATCTTCTACCATCGAGCCAATCGAGTTAATAACTTTGGCTAGTGATGTTTCTTCATATACACACTGGATCATGGTAGTTAGAGCAAAAAGTGCTAGCTTGTCTGCGTCAACAGTTGTAAGTATATCAGCGTATTTATTTTTACGACGTCCTTTTGGATTATTACCAGCTACATAATGACTTATAAATTCAGAGACTTGACTTAAGTAACCTTTTAATAAACGCGCTCCGGCATTAGTTTGAGTGTAGTTTTTTCTATGTTTAGCATAGTCTTGTTGGTGCCTAAACCTAGATATACCGAAATTTATCATTTCTTCTTCCCAGCTAAGCTGGTCACTTAAGTCTTGGGTCATGCTTTTTTAGCCCTTGCTCTTCTTAATTTTGCTTTTTTATTTCGTTCTAATCTTTTTTCTTCGTCCGTCTTATGTGTGTAGTGTATAAGACCGTGGTTACTGACTTCGTGCTGTTTCCAATAATCAAGTAATGATTGTATCCACTCGGACTCTGTCTTTTTATTTTTTGCTCGTCGGGATAAATTAAATACTTTACCTTCGATCCCGTTACAGTTTCTGCATAGTACGGACCGGACATTACCGGTAGTATGATCGTGATCCAATACAGGGTCCTTTTTAGACCCTGCTTTCAGTGAACCGTCACATAGTGCGCATTTGTACTGTTGTTGCTTTAATAGTGCTTTTGTGACAACAGGTACCTCAACTCGTTTTATCTTTTTCGATTGCATACGTGTCTGCCCTTATAATATCCATCAGAGATTCAATAACCTTGAGTTCTTCTTCTAATTCGCGATACGCTTCATACTCGCAAGGTGATAAGTCCCACATTTCATCTATGACTCGTTCTTTACAAGATTCTAGCCATTCATAACTGGTATTACTCATTAAGTCGCTCCTTTAACCAATCAAGTACGTCGTTAGGATTTTTGTTTCTTCTCATCCACAACAGCTGCATATCCGCGAGCATAGCTTGTGTTGGGGTAACTTCTTCGCCGGTTCTCCAATGCACGAACTTATACCCGAACTTACCGACCACATTAAATATGTACTTGATTAAATAAAAACATTCTACGTCGGAATCACACCTGTCTAAAAGAGTAAACGCCATCATAGGACCACAAGATTTAGTTTTCTTTTTAGCAGCAATTAAACGATCGCTAACAGTAGAAAATCGTTTAATTTCGGATTCTGTTTTATTTTCTTTACGCAAAAGAATTTTAAAAGTTTCCAGATCTTTGTTGAAAGCAGTGGTAGGTTTATGTTGCAAGTACACTTCACCCGGCACCTCCGGCACACCTTTGATGTTATCTGCAGGATCTCCCATTAAAAGCTGTGCCCAAAAAAACTTTGTCCCAAAACCTACAAGTTTTTTTGAGGATTTGCTATCGTCTATTTCGATATAACCAAACTTGTTCTCAACATTTATAATACGTCCGGTGTCCTGCATTAAATGTAAACCGGGTACCATACATAAGTCTTTATCTTTCGACGCTATTACTACTAGATTAGGATCGGTGGCGTTGTATGCCGCTTGCGCCATACCATCGTCAGCTTCCTGATCCATGTGTGCGCATCCATTTAATTCTTTAGTGATAAACGCTCGTATAGTATCAAGATGTTCAGGTTTGTTATCGCGAGCTTTTCGCGTTGCTTGGTATTCTTGTTGTATTGCTTGGGCATCTCGACCACCTTTTGTTGATCCTGTAGGTGTTACATGACAAACGTAATCTGTTGCTCCAGCAAGTTTCATTAAATAGTTAACTGCCGTTCTAGCATTATGCTTCATATCTTCTAGGGATTTTCTAGGAGTACTGTCTGTGGGATCGAGTTCTTCGTTACTTTCGGCAGATACTTGATACGCTAAAAAATCTGCGTCAATGTGTACAACTCGTCCATCTACAGGATCTGGGTAATTAGTAGGGGAGTGCGCGGTAAGTTCCCCTACCGCAACACCAAATTGGTCTAAAACATTACTCATACATCAATACCTAGATCAGCTAGAGGATCATTAGTCTGTGAATTAGAAGTTTCGGTACTTTCATTACCTACTTGACTTTGACCTCCATCTAACTGCATCCCTGACTGATCCATCAGCATATTTTGTAGACTAGATCCTTCAAAATCAGTAGCATTTTCTATTATATCTTCTTGTAACCAATTCTTCGAAATTTCTTTTTCTACTCCATCTTCCTCGACTGTACGAGAACCATCGATGAAGATACTATCCCACTGTTCTGGAGTTGGATTATTCCATAAAAATAGTTTGATAGGTACTGTTGGTTCTGGAACAGGTAGCGGTTTTAAATCAGGGGTGCCTAAAGGATCCTGATTAGCATTGTACATAGGGGCTTCTATTAAGTAACCATCTTCTGCAGTACGAATGTTGGCGTAAGTTTTCTTACCGTCCTTAGACTTTCTATGAACTACGGTGACAATAAAAGACTCACCAAGCATCATCGCCATGTGCTTGATATCACGACCGTAGGCCATTTTTTTAAGCATTTTTGTAAAGTTAGCTTTTTCACCGGACTTAATCTGGACTTTGTCTGTTAAAATAGGGTATATTGTTTTTTTATTATCACCCTCACCAATTTCTTTTGCGTGTTGCTTGCCTAGCAGTTCAAAATAAAGGAAAGCTTCGAGACAATCCGGTTTTGGTTTATTTTTAAAAGCAGGTTGCGGTCGTTTACCAATTTCTACATAACCTACAAACCGAGCTGCGGTTTTACCTTCCTGTGGAGGTTCATACGAATAGCTTGTGTTGTCCGCTGTTTGATCTGTTAATGTACCGTCTTTACTCGCTAATTGTATTTGTTCTAATAACGTATTATTCATTTACTACTCCTAAGTCTATAGAATGTGTTTTAAATCTAGCATGTTCGGACCTGCTTCCACTTCTACGGGAAATGGTACAGGGCAATCTATATTGAAATAATGTTTTAAAATATTGGGTACACTTTCCATCACAGTTTTTGTTACTTTTGCTACGTGGTCTCTAATGTCTTTATGTGTATCTATCCAAACACAATCGTGTACTGTGTTTACTAAAAATGCTTTGCCATCAAAGTTATCCGTTTTTATAAAAGCTCTCCATAAAATACCGAGCACCATTTGAACTATTTCGCCACCTGTTCCTTGTACAGGATAATTTTTTAACTCAGTAGGTTTAAAAGTATCCGTAATACCTTTTAGTTTCAAAAATCGCGGTGCTTCATAACTTCGCCAGCCGTATATAGTACCTGTGGGAGCTTGCCACGTACCTTTCCGAAATTGTTTAAATTCCCGGGTAGGGTCTCTAAAGTGCTCTGCAGTATTGACTACTTCTTTTTCTACACTCTGGTTAAATTTTACAATTTGTTTGTATTCCTTATCTTCTTTTTCGATTAAGGCTTGGACTTCTTCTAACTCCATACCGGTCTCGTCTGCGATAAGTGCTGCTCCTCCTCCGTAAGCTCTTTGGAATGAGAATATTTTACATTTAGTACGTTCGGTTTTCCATTTTTTATGATCCGGTGCCGTCTCGTCTTTACACCAATATAACGCATCTTCGTACTTTATGTTATTCTTTAATGCTACTCGTTTACAGTGGAAATCAATCTTGTTTATTAAGTCATTACAAAGATTTTTATCTCCACTTAGTAAGCCCTGTACGACTACCTCTAGTTGACTGTAGTCTGCTTCAATCATCTCTCCATCGTCTAGAAAGCGAGATACAAATATAGACTTAACCTCGGATTTGTCTCCTCTAGGTATGTTCTGACAATTCGGATTGTTCGCACTTAACCGTGTCGTTACAGTGTTAGTGTGATTTAAAGAGTGATGTACTATATTATCGTCTTCTTGTACACAAGTTAACATACCCACGTCTTCTTTTCGCCGCTCATCGTACCGTAAATAATAGGTTCCTATTTCTTTGTTTAAGGCTTGTAGTCTACCAAGGGCTTTTAAGAAAGGTACATTTCTCTTAGATAGCTCCTCAACAATATCAGATCCCGTACCATAAACAGGATTTTGCATCCCGTCTACATTTTTTGTAGCCCACTCAGGTTTAGGCTCTGTATACCCGGGTAGTTCATAGAAGAAATATTGATATTTTTCTTTTAAATCACCTAGAGTTTCGACTTTTTTAAACTTAGGAGATCCTTTTTTTACACCAGACTTGTATGTATCTTGTTTTTGAACTGCTATACTAATCGTATCTCCACACTTAGTATCTAGTACGTATGCACCATCTACTATACGTACTCGTCTATCTACTGTATCCTCGTGTTCACCGGGTTCCCAGTGATCCCCTGTAGGTTTTAATGCTACACCATTAAATAAAGGCCAGTCTTCTTTATTCTTGAATCTAGCTAGTTCTCCCGTTTTAGTGTCTATGTAACTAGATTTTTTCTTGTACTTTATGGTGCCGCCAAAGATAATGCAGGACGTGTGTACTCGACTAGTCCAACTAAAACCGACTTCTGATGGTATATCAGAAATATAACTCTCTAATTCTGTTTGTGCGTTATCGAGTTCAGTCTGTAGCTTTTTTAGATTTTGCTCAGCTCTACTTACATCGATTTTTAGTCCTCTGTACTCCATTTCTGTTGTTGCACACAAACCGTCCATTCGTAACGTGATAGCTTGTAGCATACCTAGCTCTTTAGCTGCTTGGTATTGTCCTAGAAAGATAAGCTCAGTATTACCGATGTCTCCAGAATTTCTATTCTCGTCTTCGGTACCTACCAAGTAATCTAGCAATAAGTCCTTATCTATCTGAGAAGTTAAAACACCTGCATCCCAGAGAGCTTTTAATCCGTCGACTTTTACCCGACCTCCGTAGCTTGGTGCTATACTATCCATGCTTACCATCTGTGCAGATCGTTCTTGGGCACGCAGCAAGTACTCAGCGTACTGAGTACACCATATTCTACCTCCTCTTTTATAAAAATCTACTAGATCTGGGTTATTGTTAACCATCTCGTACAGGAGATCGAATTTTATATTATGTCCTACTAAAAGATTAACGTCTTTAGGTATTTTCAAATAGTTGTTAGTAGTTCTACCTTCAAATCGTTCTGCAGAGCATCGAGTATCGCCTTCTTTTTTCCAACCTCTCAACACTACGTAGTTGTCAGGGTGAAATGGATTAGATTTTCTTTTATGACTATGGTGTGTTTCGGTTTCATTATCAAATACTAAATACATTGTATATCCTTTAGTCGTAGCTTTCTTCGGTTTTATCGGGCCTCCAGCACTGAAAAGTAGGTTCCCGTAACGCATCGTAGGAATCATCTTTTTTATACTCTACTTGTATGATTCTCGGATTCATATAGTCGTCTACCCATTGTCCGAATCGATCAGACTTCCATTTAGTCCATTGCCACTTATTCCATTCAGAAGCTCGTTCCGGATGCTTCATCTTGCCCGGCCCGACACCTATTATACTACCTTTGTAGAAGCAGTTTATTCTACCCACCATACCTAGAGGAGTACCATTTTTGTCCGTTGCTTCCTCGTATGAGTGTACTACTAAGTCAACTGTGGGTTTAATGACGATCTTTTGATAGTCCCAGTGTCTAGCTCCGGGTTTAAAAAGTGCATCCGCTGATCTGTAAATAAGACCTTCACACCCCGGATTACCGTTTAGGAGTCTAGTCTTTATATCCATAAATTCTTGTTCATTCTTTATAATAAACTGATGAACAGGATTAACAAAATCTATATGCCTGACAAACTTTAGCATATCCTGCATTTTTGTTATGCGAGTTAAAAATCCAGCAGTGTACTCATTAGAATCATAATAGTCGAAGAAGTTTAAAATTAAATCAGATTGATGCGAGTTTCTGCGCACTACTCCACTGCTCTCTTTGAAGTCTTTTAAGTGTTTATGAGTGACCTCTGCAATAAACGTATGAGTTCCTTCAGGCATACTACATCGGCTGAGTAGTTCTTTTGCCAGCTGCATAAAATAGTTATACGTAGCCTCATTGTGTTTACCTTGACGCGTTCTAACCTTAATTCTATAACTACCTTCGTAGCCTACCTCTACATCACACCGGATGGGAGTGCCATCAATTTTCACACTCAGGCACCCCGGATAGTCTATCTTACCGGGGTTATACTTTTTAGCTAACGGAATAATACTACTCATGCGTTATCCTTTGCAGAAATAAGTTTCTCTAGGCGATTAGCAACAGTACGGGCGTGTTCTGCTTCTGCTAAAGCTTCTTGCATTACGTCAGTCTGAATGAGTTTTGTGTACTCGTACTGCTGTTTTGCTAGGTTTAATTCTATTTCAGCAGTTTCAGCTTTAAAGTCTGCCCCCTCGGCAACCTGTCGCAAATCTCCGATTGCCTTATTTATATTTGAAAGAGCTGTTTCTAAAGTTAGAGACTTAAAAATGTTTAGGTTCATGTTTATTCCTTAATTTATCGCTTTGCGGGCTTTTGTAATATCCATAAATTGCATTGCATACTCAGGAGACAATGCTGTATATCCATTACTCGTTAAATACATACCGTCTTTGTTTTTTACGACATAATAGGTACGTTCTATATGATTAGTGTATTTTTTTGGCCATTTATTTAACCCTCTTATCATACTACTCCTTTTTATGTGATGTAGGTGGTTTATTGTACTTTGTGTAAATGTAACCCTCATTTTTGTTCATATATAACTCTAACAACATAAGATTACTTGTAATTTCATGAGCTATATGCAGAAGTCCACTTTCGTCGTCATGAGATTGACCTAGATCTCTTTGTTGACGATGTCGTCTAGCAGCTGCATCGTACCGCTCTTGACCTTCAGGGACGTTTTTCCATCCACTACGCTCGTACTTTTCAGCACCGTATTCTAAAACAGATTGTACGACCGATAAAGACTTAACAAAATCTTTTTCTAAAATAAGAGGATTTCGTTTACCTGCATCTGCTTTCATGTGCTGTGAATCTTTCATAAATATCTCCTAATAATTTTACACTTCAGTCTCGAAATGCGTCCCGTATTATGCATAACGGTTTTGTATACTTCACTTAGACGTATTTAACCATTGTAACAATCGATTTTTCTACTGTATGCACTACTATCCAGATCATCGCCACGCCTTTCCATTTTTAATCGTTAAAATAGCTCTCTTTGCATTTTTATACGTTACTACCATACTGTGTGACCAACTAGAAAGACCTTTGTTATAGCCCATGTCAAGATTACCATACACCCCTGCCGTATATACACCTTCAAAGATACCTGCACTATGCGTATGACCAGAGTTTACTTTTCCGGCACTAGCTAGATTACGCGGCGTACCACGAGCACCATTAGGACCTAAGTGCCCGTGAAGTGCTGCTTCTATCTCATCTAAAATTTTATGTGAGCTGTCTTCTTCGAGAATTACAGGAAGGTCTCCTTTAAAATCAAACCAATGGGCTACTTCATTGATGTTTTCATGCAACCAATAACTAAAAGGATTAAATGCGCTGTTTTCTTCTCTAGCTTTAGCAGCTTTGTAGTTCAAATAATACCAGTCTGTCACATTAACTGGATCTGATAAAGCTGTTTTATTTTTTAACCACGCGTTAATAGCTACGTCATGGTTAGAAACAACTACGTAAGATTTACACCACTCTCTATAAGCTTCTGTTATGTAAAATACACCCATTTTTGTAAATTCTTCTTTTACCGATGACGTACCTTTACAGTGCATATCATGTAAAAAATGGGTGTCTTTTATGTTATGGTGATTACGTGGTTGAAAATCAATGGTGTCATGGAAATATTGCTCATACGGCTTGAGCATATCCAATACTCCATTAGTTTTGTCAAAAACAATACTGGATATATCGGAATTAAGTTTGTTACCATGTAAATCTCCGTGCGTTATAGCTTGTACACGGTTCCCCGTTGTGACTCCGTATTGTGGATATTCGATGCCGTGCGTGGCATGTACGTGTACGTCAAGATCGTAAAAAGATCCCTCTTTGTCTGCATTAAGTTGACGTACCCACCAGTTATCGTTTTCGTCAACTTCGACTATAAGTGCTCCAAAAACATGATGAAAATCTGCTTTTTGTCCAGCTGCTTTTTGAATGTAATTTCGTTGCGTAACTGCTCCTGTAGTATAAATCATTTTGACAGGATCGTGTTTCATTGTCGGTATACTTTCCATGAACATTTTAGCATGCGGTAGTATACTACTTGCTTGTCGTGTATAAGTTTTAAACCCACTTATAGGATTAACTCTAGTTGGAAGTATGTTGAGTTCACCACACCACACTAAATCCTTAGTAATTTCAAGTGACGTGTCAGATACATACGGCTCTATACGCGGATCAAACCAAGTATCGTCTGTGTCCGAAGAAATAGCAGAACCCACTTTAGAATTTTTAGAAGAAAGTCCTTGCTTGTTATACGTAAAACGACTGATATGTAGTTGTGCGTCCTTGTATTTACAATATTTTAATAATCCGTTGAAGAATTTTTCATGCAACAAGGTATTACTTTGCGCACTAGTAAATACAAAAGTACGTCCTTGCGCTTTGTCACGCCTTAAATCAGGACTCTCCAGAGTCCCTCCTATCGAAACGGTAGGGGCGTCTTCCATTAGATCTTCATGAGCTTTGATAAAGCGATCTTTAAGCCGACCTATAGTTTTGTTAGGTACACTAGAATTAGGATCAAGAGCTTTCAACATTTCTTCGTATGTAGCATTGGGATTTTCTTTTACCCACTTAGTAACTTGTTTTTGAGTGATACTTTTGTTTCTCATAGTTATAGTTATTCCTCTGTAGTTGTGGGTATGTCAGTATACCGGGCTAGTTCAGGTTGATACTTAACAGTGGCCCGCGGATCTGCTAACCCTCCTTCACGTCTAAGCTTATTTTTAGGTAAACTTATGTACCGTACTCCAGCAAGTCCAGGGTCATTACTCGAACCTATCATAAGCTGCACATCAACAGCGCCTTGTTTACCGGTTTTACTGTCTTTCAACATAGGTAAAGTAGGAAACTGTAAGCCGTCACCCTCATTACTAATTTGAGAAGTAGCTATACCTATACAATCGTATTTTACACATAACTCCCGGGCCCACTGGTACATCTTTTCTAACCCTAGATCAGTTCTAGTCGCATCACCGAAACCGCGTATGTTATCGATCATGTCATACACAACTATACCTGCATTATTCTGCTCAATAATACGCTCTACCGCATAAGTATCCATACCATGTATATCAAATACGCGTATTCTCCAAGGCATACCCATCGCAGTGTTGTATTGGTCTTCTAGTACACCCTCTTGATATCGTGAAACTAACTCACTCATAGGTATTCCCAGAGTCGCTTGATACAATCGAGTAATAATTCTACGGCCCGGACCTTCGTTATTCAGCCATACGACTGTCCTTTCGCCGGGCATCTGTTCTGCCATATAAGTCAGTTCTGAAGCCAGCAAGGTAGTTTTACCCTTGTCCGGTCGGCCTGCTATCAGGATAAAATCACCCGGTCGGAGTCCTCGCATACTCAAGTTTAGACATTCCAACCTCCATCTTAACCCACTCTCATCAATCTCATCTTTGAGAAGATCACCTATTTTATCCTGTAAGAACGATAAGGATTGTACTTTAGCATCTCGTCGGAAATCTTCCATGAGACTTTCTATTGCACCGTGTATGTTTTCTAATTCACCTTCTTCAAACTTTGTTACTACATCAAGAAGCTCATGATTTAAACGCAATTCTAGAAGACTCTGTACAATACCTGACTGGTCATCTTCGGGTACGTCTACTTCACAATTTTTAATAATCTTTTCGTAAGCTGTGATGTGCTCGGGTGGAAGTTTCGGATGCCAAGTTCTAAATAGAGTTAAAAACACAGGTATGTCTATTTGCGTGTTTTCTGGAAAACGCTCAAAATACTTTCCAAAATCCGTAAGTAGAGCATACGTTTGTTCATTCAAGCTTTTCTTAGGTACTCTATTTTTTATTTTAAAATACGTGTCCCTATGTTTCATTACTCGTAGTAAATTAATGTCAATCATTATCGTTTCCTAATGTATCATTTAAAAAAGTTTTAATCTCTTTAGAAGAGTAAAGTTTGGGGTCATGCTCAGACTGTACTCTATGTACCGTTACTGGGTATAGCTGTAGTTGCTTTCTAACTTTTCTGTAAGCGGAATGTCCAGCTCTGTCGTTGTCGAACCAAAGAACTACTCGATCGGAGTCAGCGGTCATAACATTGATACCTCTGAAATCAACGCTAGTGCCTCCGATAGCCATAGATCGGTATCCGGCTTTAGTAACTGCAATAGCTGAGAGTATGTCTTCTACTACTACAGTTACTCCAGTGCCGGCATACCAATACTCAGAAAACTTTGAAGATACAACATATTTAGGTTTGTTGCGAGGATCGACCGACCGAGCTATAAAATGGCCTGTGTCCACCATGTCTTGTAAAATAGGTATTATAACACGACGGTACTTATCAGACCACCCAAATCCATACGTATTACTGGCTTCCTCCGGAGTTACACCGGCTTTTAAGCACCATACCCACGCCTCCTTAGGAGCGCAGGTCATAGGTACTGTTACGGGCCTGTTAAAACGTGTATCTTCTAATGGCATTTGACGCATGCGTAGTTGGTATGCAGTAGGTAAGTGCTTATGCGGTTCATAATCCGTGTAACCACATCTAAAACATGGACCTATACGTATACCGTGAGGCTCATTTTGTATGTAAGTGCTTTTGTCAGTAGAACAACATTGTATTTTTTGCGCCTGTCCGAAACCTAATCTTTTAGCTTGTTCTTTCCAAGAGCCCACTGTTTTTCTCCATACTCGACTCGCGATAATTTCCTGCTTCGTAACAAAAAACAAAGAGCGAGTTCTCTTTCGATACGTTAATAACAAAACTTATATCCGCCAGTTCGTGAAGGTCTTCGTCGAACTCGGGCAGCACCACAACTGCAGCAGGGTACTTTCTAGAACTTCTTTCAGGACATAGTAATAGGCCTACCTCTCGAAGGCTAAGGCATCGAATACCATACTCTCCCATAAACTTTTCAAGATCATGCCATGCCTGTTCTCTCTCATCTACAGTATATACCTCATAGGGATCGTAGAAATCTACGAGTTCATCCCTAACAGTAGGGCTAGTAACTATCCTGTACAAGCCTTCAAATTCAAATTTCTTAGTAGTCATTACGGTACCTCTACTTTATATCCTATGTTATACAGTTCTTTAGCAAGCTCTCTATATTTATCACAAGTAGCTTTAGGGTAATCTCTCAGCACAGTCCTACTAACAGGACCATGCTGCCCTATGTGCATGTAGGAACAGAGGAAATCCCCTATTCCGTAGGGTTGATTAATAAATATCGCTATTACATCTCCTTCCGGAAAAACGCGATACTCGACGGCATCTAAGTCAGTCATCTATCGAGGCCATTGATTTTTTATTGAAAATGAGTTCACCCTCAAAAGGTTCCCACCTCTGTTGCATACGGTCAATGACCGTTTGAGGCACGTCTACAGGATTGTTGTTCAAAAGCGCACAGTGTACTACTCGAGGAAAACCTTCTTCTATATCAGAAATACCTTTTCGAACTCCCGTAATGTAACGCTCAACCTCTCGGGTAGTTACGAAGTGGTTGGATACTACAACATTTTTCCCTTCGGCTAAGTATTTTATCGATTGACCATAACACCAGTCGTGTGCGGCTCCCAACAACATTCGATTAAACTGACCCATTTTTTTAAAAAATTGAGTGCTCTCGAGATGTACAGTGTGCGGTAGACTCTCCTTAATAACAGTAGCTAACCAGCTTTTATGGCTGTTAGGTAAACCTCTCACTAAATATAAACGGGGCATTATTTTTCTCCTGTATTTTTTTTTTACTTAAAGATCAAGTAAAGGATCGTGTTCTGTAGATTCTGTAGAGTCTGGAGCAGTACCTACTGCATACGTCTGTCGAGAATACTTATAAACTTTATTCTGTTCAATAGCTATTTTAATGTACTCTAACACTTTAGCGTTACTCGGAATTTCTAACCCTACACGATACGCAGCGGCACGAATCTGTGTACAACTCAACGAAGCAAAACCGGCTTCGTGACCTTTATTGATAAGATCCACTAGTTCATCAACTGGTGGAGCAGGCTTTGTAGATTTTAGTTTAGTTTGCAGATCTTCTGGCAAATCGCTTAGGTCTGTAAAATCGAAGGGGTTAGTGTTAATGGTGTTCATGTTTTATCCAATCATATTATATTAAAAAAAAATTATCCATTAAAAGAATCATCAATTTGAACTCGCACGCATGATCTGTCGTTTTGAGAGTCTTCAACTACGAATAGGGCTTTGTTCGTGTGTAACTGAACCCACCACTGATAGTTAAAACGTTCCGACGATACTTCCGCGTCTATAATCCAATTGCCTTGAGAGGCCAATATATGCCTCTCAGGCACTGTGACGCACTCTATGTCTTGCATAGCATAAATAGGAGCAGGTGGTATGCACTGTGTAAGCAATAAAACACTTACCAGTATCGCTGCAATATAACTACTTAAAATCCTATAAAATCTTTCCCAACCTACTCTTTCGTATTTCTCTGAGGTATGTACGTATTCTTGCATTATTCTGTTCCTATTACTACAAAATCTAAGTCGCGAACCAAGGTGCATGACCCGTTCTGATTGGTGGGTAGAGGTATAGGCCAACGACTGTCAATTAAATGTTGTTCCACTGAAAAATGTCTACCGTTAAAGTAACTCTCTTGAACATGAACCCAATCAGTATTTACTTTATGTAGAGCCGCGTTGTAGCTGATCGCATTTTTCATCACTTGGTATACTTTATACACTTTGTCTAGTTCACACGATACGGAAATACAAAAACTATGCTCTGACTGCACATCACCCTCAAACACTTGTTTGTGATCTGCACCATCGGAGGCCCAATAACCAACACCATCCTGCACGTGACATCCTCCACAGAGTGATGATGCAACTTGAATGACCGCGTCCTCGAACTCTTCGTGGTAACTTTCGTAGCCAATGTTAAATTTTAATTCTATTTGTCTTCGCATTTTGTATATCCTGCTTCTTCTAAATTATTTACAACGTCAACCCACTCGTCACCATCGTATTCATAGACTTTATAGTATTCTCCGTGCGCCACTTCTACGTGATCTAACGGAAAAATTGTTTCAAAGCTCCTTAGAGCGGGTATTTCTAGCATAACCTTCGTAGCGGATGCATGTTCCTCGTACAAACGCACTAATAAAGGATCCTCTGGCGATACAGAAGTATGACTTAACCCTAATCCGTACCCGGGACTATAAAGAACTTTTTTAGTAGTTATCTTCTCTACGTTTCTTTGTAACTCCCAATCACCTTCTGTTGAAACCCACTGAGATCCGTCTATATCTTCGGCAACTTTTATAGCTTCGTCGGCTGTATCCGCTGTTACCTCAATGTTATGCACTACGTGGGACGTAGCTGTCACAATAAATCTAGCCACAGATATCCTCCAAAGGTTCTTTATCTACATATAACTCCATAGGATCACCATACATTTCTGTAGCTATCGTGCTTAGCACTGTCCAATTAATACCGTTCTCCGCGTCGTGCCAGCGCTTAGCTGCATCCAGCACCGCTATACACTGGTCTTCTGTTAAGTCTGGGTATAAGCCTGCTACATCTTCAACGCACCACTTAACATAGATACTACCTTTATCCGTATGTTCCATCCATGCAGAGGCACCGCAAGGTGTTTTGTTTGCAGGGTCGTAAACAACTTTTATATTGCCTTCGTACTCATAGGTGTTACAGTGAACCGTTTCACCTATTTTTTTACCCCACTCAGTACCGTTTCGGTAAGCGTAAGTATTAACGCATAACACTGGATCGTTAGTTCCGTTCTTAGCGTTATCCGCGATGCGCCACTGGTTCACAGTGATCGTAGTGACATGTTCTGACATAAAAGTCTCCTTGTATTTAAAATGTCAAATTGGAAATATTATTCAAGTCGCTTTCCGTTAAGCGACGACAACTATGGTGAAAGGATACTAAAATGTAATATCCTAAAAATTCACCTTTTGCGAAATGCTTGTTGATAGATACGGATCTAACAGATGCATTGTTAACAACCTTAGCTGCTATTTTAGAGGCTGTAGATGAAGATATAAACAAGGCATGTTCCATATTATTCTCTCTCTGTATTGCATGAAAACGTAATAGATAACAAGATGCGCAACCACAAAGTTATTTATGACTAGGGTAGAGCGGTGCCATCTTGTTATCTATAAGAGCCTTGATAGAAGGATCATCAAGGATAGGTTATAAACGTATTGTACGTAGTTTACGTACGGATTTAAATCGTTTGATAAAGAATGATACTAATAAATAGAGAACCAGTCCTGCTATACCTACAATGATTATTGTAGCCAATCCTACAGATACCCATGCTATGAATACGACTACAGGAAATATTATAATGATACACACTAGACCAATACAAAATTGTTTTACGGTATCCATATGAAATCCTCTACATCACATAGTCTATCAGGACTATACTTTTTTACCACTAAAACCCCAGCGAACTGTACGTTACCCAACAGTATTTCTCTCATAAATTCATATTGTTGCTGTAATGTATTACAAGCAAAATTATCTAAGTGATTATGATCTTTGCTAGAAAGTATGACTGATAGTAGCCAATCTTTAGTGTCCCAGTTAGCATGATGTACTGGTGAATTTTCGACTACAGAAGTCACATCAGTTTTCATTGCCCCTGTATCGTAGTGCGTCCACAAAACTTCATACGCTTGATATGGCTGTACACTTTCTTTTTTAGATTTTATTGTAAAAAAGTTAGAATGATACCAGTGTGTGTTAGTGTCATCATCCTGTATCAATATTTTCAAGCCAGTATCGCTCTCTGCTGACTTTATTATTTCATACTCTTTACCTACAGTTAAAGTTTTTACTAGTATTGCACTATCTGCAGCTACAGCTAAGCATCCTACATTCATAATTAATCCTCTCCATTTGTATTAACTGCACAACGAAACCTTGATTTATCAAACCATAAATCTTGACCGTTTTCTGCTGTGACCTTAATGAGTTCCGTACTGGTAACATGACTGGGTGCACTAGAATAGTCCAATACAATATATGTTGCACCAAAAGTTAAAGGTACACTAGAATAGTCCATGACTGGATTATCTGCAACAACTATAGTTCCAATCTTCATACTACACCTCTACAAGGTTCAAAAAATTGTGTCTATGGGCATACGCAGGTTTGAAAATACATTGTGTTGAACCAACACGCACATAGTCTATAGGTACTTTATATATGAATACGTACATATTGTCTTGCGCTAACCTCATTTTCACTTCCTCACAGTGCAACCATGTATTAAGTTGATCGAGATCGTAGAATGCAAATCGCCAACCTTCAAAGGGCATACCTTCAGCGACTGGATTACAATTATTTAAGGTAGATAGACCACACGATTTGACCAGTTCCATGTCATCTTGCGGAGCAGGGTGTTTACAACACGCAGGCATATGAAAACTGGCGTATGCAGAAGAATACATACCCTGCTGATCCCAAGTTTCAACTCTATACAGAGTTGTGACTTTACTGTGTAGAGTTGTGATTGTACTATATGACATTATGCCACCTCAAAACTTTGGTTCTTGCATTAAAGGGTCTTCGATCAGTTCATCTAAAGTGTACCCGTGCTTTTCAGCGAACTTAATAACATGTTCTCTCACTTCTTTTAAAGACTTTTTAGCAGGTTCTTTCTTTTCTTTACCAATCAGGTTATTGACGCTTTCCGAGAATATAGTTTCCCCATTTTCTACTAGCTTTCTTAATTCGGCAAGCTTTTCAGTGGATGCAAAGTTATCACCCAGCTTAAATCTCATACCTGTATGATGCTTTTTGTCACTTTGCAAGGAGATGCCACCTACGGTACAGCCAACTATAGCTTTTATTTGACTACCCATGCGACCTTCGGTGTCATGGATTAACATAGCTAGACCATCCCAATCTCTATGCTCGAGCATGTGCTCAATTCCTTGCAAAGTGATGGTTAAAGCTTTTTGAGTGTGTCCTTTGTGACTACGAATGAAAGCTTTTACTTGTTTGAGATATGACATTGTATATTCCTTTATTTTGAACTGTTGTTAAATTATTAACTTTATTGTGGGTTAGACCAAGCAGGGTGTTGTTTGATAGGCCACTGCAATCTATCAAATGAGAAAACATTCGTATCTAATCGTGTTAGGCAACGTAACGCTGTTAACACTATAGCCATGAAGAGACCAGCTAGAACCGCTATCAACATTCCTGTTAGTGTCCCTGCAAAAACTATCAAAAGTAATACAGTGAACAAAACATCAATAAGGGTAGCGTACTTAGCCATCCACCGCCAAGAGACTATTCGTGAAGCTGTTATGATGGTTGCTGCTACCGTTGCACCAGCGGCTAAAAGAATGAACATTATAGACATTTTAGTATATCCTTATAATCTGAAAATCTGACATATCAAGCTCTTTAGACACTACACCACCCATAGTTTGCTGTTTAATGTCTTGTAGCAAATCAATAGGCGTTACTTCACCACGCTTAACTAACTTGTAGTTAGCATCTAGTGCTTTATGTGTATATATTACTGTGATGCGTTTCATTTCTTGCATTTCTCCTTTAAGAGTGTTAGAGTTAGCCACTAGTAGCATTCAAGGACGTATACTTGCTTCATACTAGTAGCTAACACTAACACCCCGTACCCAATGTTCTAGACATAGATAGAGTTGGCTCTACTTAATACGGAGTGCTAGGCAGTTATTTAGACTTTACCAACGGCGCTTTACAGCATTTGCCTGCCTTGGTCAAACGGTATCATGGCTAAATCTCAATCAGAGACCGCTCACCGCAAGGGCTTTCTTAACATAGGCAAGGCTCACTCGACTTGTTATCCTACGCGCCGATCAGTCGGACGCACTGGCTAGGCTATTCACAACTCGTAAGTTGCAGGTTTCCACACTTTAGCTTTTCAAGGTTACACCTATCCTATGTATAGACAAATAGCCTATTGGTTCAGCAGGGATTGACCTAACGCTTTTAGCTACATTTAATAGTAGTTGTAGTATTACTCTTTCTTTATAGTGCACTATTAATCACACTTGCAACTTATATTAACCGTATAGCCTTTATAAGTCACTATGTCAAGTTTATTTATAGTTAGACAAGACTAACTAGGTTATTACTTTAACATGGTTATAATCCTTTGTCAACAACTTTTTAACAACTTTTAACAAGATTTGTTTCTTTTGTTTAAAGTATGCTTTCTTGCTATGCTTATAATCTAACTTATTATTAAATGGATTGCAAGCATTATTTTTGATTTTTTATAACTTTTTTGTATATTTCTTATAAGCTATTGATTTTATTGGTTTATTAAAGTTGATTATTATTACATTATATATGTATAATATATATCTATTGGTTATTATATAGTTTATATCACTTTATTACTGTTTTGTATTGGTTTGATTATAATTATTATGATTTATTATGTTTACATTATGTATGTAACTTTTTTTTTTGTGCATGGTGTAACAGATGTTGAAATTGTTAGAAAGGTTTTCTCTTATAATCCCCCTTAAAAGTTAAAGGTAATAGATGCGCGAACAAGAGCGAGTATAATTTTAAAAGATTGTTGTAACTTCCTTGGTTAATTAATTAGCTTATAGCTTTTACCTTGGTTTAGTACCCTATGGGGAAATCTGTCGGCTGATATGTATAGATACCCTCACGAAAAATTGTGTCAAAAAATTACGTTGGATCTATAGGACACCGAATAGCGCATACAGTCGTGTACAGTCGTGTACAGTAGTATCCTAACCAAGTAGTACACAAATGTACCTGATATATGAATACTGCTGTACACGCCCGTTATACGCGTTTTGAGGCATTTATGTTAGAGGAGTTAGCATAAGGTAAGAACCCTTACGTAAAGTCAGAGCAGAAGCCGAACTCACATTCTGTGCCCACTGCAGGACCAATTCGCCACCAGAGGAACCTGTCATGAGGACACCACTAATCGTAGTTTGTCTGTTACCTGTATTAGTAGGAATAAGGTAACTAGTATTAAACAGTGCCTGACCTGCCGTGGTATTATCTAAATCCCGAGTATATCGTAACTCAGCACCTGAGATAGAGGTAAACCTCATCCTAGCATCTACTGCAGTACCCGCAACAAACATTAACACACCCGTAAGTGCATAGCTCGTGTTAGCATTCACCTGTAACCTCAAGTCGGCATCATTACTTAATGCTGTCACATTAGCACGGGTCTCAGTGATAGTCTTAACAGATCGGATAGGAGGTGCAGGAGCATTAGTTAGATCTGCATAATCAATGGGTGGAGAGCTTACACGCCTGATACGCACTTTCCCTTGACCATCAATCCATCGTTCAAAAGCCATAGTTTATCCTTACATAGTTGTTGAAGCTACTCCGTGCTGTTTTTCCCAAGTACGCATAGCACCTAGACCGAGCATACCCATTAGAACAGGTAGCATAGCGCTAGTGTCAGGTTCAGGAATTACAGACAAATCTATAGTGTAGCCCGTGATAACGGAGATGTACATGATTATAGTTGCCAGAGCAGGGCTTATAATATAGGCCCAACCGAAGGATAATACACATACCCACCCTACAGCAGGCCGCCAACCAGCCACAAACACAGACTTGTGCTGCGCTTCTTTTAAATTGACTTCTAGCTGAGCTAAAGCACCAGAGTTTTGCAACTCTAGTACCTTTAATTTGGCTTGTTCTCGCTCACTATCGGTAGTAAACATATCATCGATGATATTAAACAATCCTCCTACTAGAGGTGCTACTGAAGTTAGACTCATTTTTTATCCTTTACATAGTCATCGTAATTTTTGAGTGCTTTGTAGAAGACTCTAGCTTCTTCTGCGATGCGTTTACCATTTTTTCGCACGTCACCATTAATTATGGAGCGAGCCCGTATATAGTCAGACTTTTTAGCAATCATGCTCAGAGATTTACCTGTGAACATTCCCTTTTCCATACCTCTAAATAGAATGTCTAAAGATACTTCCCACTCTAGAGCTTTATCAGGATCTTCGGCTATACCAAATTTCTTGTAGTTGTCGTACCATGTGATTTGCACTAGGCCTCTACCGTAGTAGGATTGTTTAAAAGGACCTGCAGGTAAAGCGTAGTTACGTCGTATAATACCCTTGGCATATATACTAGCAACAGCACGCTTAGCCGCCGCGTCGCTGTAATTAGGACCGTATCTGCGTGCACCTTCTCTAATTGGCTGCATCCATTTCGCGCTTTCGTGGTAAACTGTGGCTAAAATGTAAGCTAAATGTAAACGAGACGTTTTGCGACTAGCGGCAAAGTTAATAATTTTTTCGCAACCGTCTACTTGATGTTGTTTTAGTCCCTTGAACATAGGCCGCACAGTATCAAAAAAGTATTTATCCATAAGGTTTCCTTTACGATTCGTTACTTAGATCTTGAGGAGCTAACGCAGTAAGACGTTCAACTTCTTGCTGTGCTCTTTCTAGTTTTGCTAGTCGGACTTGTTCTGCCCGACGTTGCTCTTCGCGTCTACGATTCGAGGTAGATTTAGCTGTACGCGCGTTGGTTTCCTTTTGGGTTTTATAACGAGCAATACCGTGCTCTTTTAATATATCCAACGTTTTAATAAATGTAGCTAGCTTGTCTTTTTGACCGTTAATTTTACCTGCTGTACGTATACCTTCACTTTTCAGGTTACTTGTAGTACCCATAGGATCACTAGGCCACTCGATTTGAGTTGGATTAGCAGGAACTGCTTTTTTAGTAGATGTAGTCTTTGAAGTTGTTTTAGCGTTTTTAACAGTCATGTACTGTCCTTTCAATGTTAAACCTTACGCCGCATACGGCTAGTTATACCAGACGTGCGAGCTAATCCGTACATACTGTTGTAGCCCGGTACGGGGACTCCGGTACCTAGAGGATCTTTCATAAGGTCCATGTATTTAGATTTTTTTGCCTGTTTAACAGCTTTTGAACTGTCTTGTTTTAAGTGGTCTACCCAATGCCGTACTGTACCTGCCAGAGCATCTAGACGATCATCATGCATTAGACTGTCTTTATCTCTAGTAATACGAGCCAATTGGTAAAATAAAGAGTAAGAAGCTCTTTTTTCTGCAGGATAGTGCTGTACACTGCTCCAATCTTCTTGTAATAAAGATTCATCCACAATAAGTCTATTAGAACCTATCACTGGCTCTAACGTATCGATGATTCTCAGCTCTTTTTGACCGCTTTCCCAAACGTCTTCTATATGACATCTGTGCTTTCGTAATAGTTTAGGCTGCCATACAGAACTTAAAGCACCGTTACCAAAGTTGCGTTCGATGTCAATCTGAGTAGGTTTCCATTTAGTAGCTATTGCAGTCAAAGCATCTAGACTTTCTTCCGTAAGTCCGCCTTTAACTCCGCCTATATCGACTAGAAATACTCGACCAGCACAAAATTTGGTTACAGCGTAAGCCGTCTCATCGCCATTTTGACCACCGCCTGCAGGATCCACGTACATGTGTACACCGGAAAACGGAGAAAACTCAGTACCGAAGCCCGTAGCTCTGTAGTACCGTTCCTCTAGTGGAAAATCTGCAGCTAGATGTACTGCATTTTGAGGAGATTGTTGAAAGTTTATTTCAAGAGGAGCACTCTGTGCTGCAACTTTCATGAACACTATATCGGAACCTCTCAGAGGAAACCTATCTTCATCCATAAGGCGTGTATCAAGCATATGCTGTAATTGAAAATAAGCCGAACCCTGGTCTATTTCCTTGGTTTGTAGAATTTCTTCTGGAAGCAGTAACGGATCGACTGCTTTACCACGAAGGCCAGTAGGACCGCCACCAGAGCGTAAACTTTCATCCGCTTCTACACGCTTCTTTATAAAGGGTGCTAACATGTCTCCATAGTTAAACTGTTCTTTAACCGTCGGGTATCTCCCGGGCCATATACGAATATCGTAACCTCGACTGTAAAGACCGTTGTACACACTGTCTATAGATTGAGGCGTCCCGAGATAAATAATATCTCCTGTTGAACAGATAGACGTAAAATCTTTGGTTAAATGCCGTAATCTCTCTCTTTGAAACTCGGTTTGAGAATTTTTAGAGCTTTCTATGTCGTCACTAATTAAAATGTCTGCACGCTTACCTTGCATGTTAGAAGTTATACCTACACAAGCGATACTTGGTGACTTTTCCGGACCTTTTAGCTCATGATGCACGTCAAAAGCTTTTACTGAAACACGATCACCTGCAGAACGATCCGGACGTAAGCACTCAAGAATGTCCATACCCATAACAATTTGAATGACCCAGTTAGCTATTTCTGTAGCCATGTCACCACCAGCAGAAACGATCAGTATTCGGGTGGTAGGATCATGAATAAGTCTCCAAACCGCATAAGTTGCGGTTATAGTAGTCTTAGCTTGCCCTCGTTGTGCCTGTATCATACGATATTTGGGACCGTCTTCTAGATATTGGGCTATATCAAGTTGTATTTCACTGCATTGAAATCCTAACAGTGTGGTCATGACGTCGTACAAGAAGGGTTTAAACGTCGGATAATGCTCCCGAAGTAGTTCTAGTTCATCCCATTTATCCATCTGCCACCTGTAAATTACTCAAGGAGATGACATTCTCTCTATTTTTGCGTTTATCTTCTAGTCTCTTTTCTAGTCCGGTTAGCTCTTGGATGTCTTCTGTATTATACATAATGTCGTTATCTTTTAAGAACTTACTAACAGCACTAAGCATAGCAGGACTAGGTTCCCAGTCGTTTTCTAATAGTTCTTGAAGAACTTCACTTTCAAGCTCGTCTTTATTAATTACAGTTAAAGCATCTAGTTTTATTAGATGCTTTTCCAAAATTTTGGAAAACACTTTAGTGAGCTGTGAATGCAGTTTACCTAAATTACTTTCGTCGGCTGCGTTTTTTGCCATTACGTAATACTCCTTAAATACCATCCGATAGCCGTTACTCCAAAAGGCAAGATAACGCAAATACCGGCTATTTGCCATTTGAATTGCTCTAATTTGGTTAGCCGATCATTGTGTACCGTTTCGAGTTTTTCTACATCTTCTTTAAGCTGTAGATGATCGTTACGTATTGTACTGAGGGAACCTACTATACTTTTAAGGTCCCCTCGCATCTCGCCTAAAATCATGTAGAGTCCGTTGTCTTTTGATGAATCAGACATAGTCTACTCCGTTATATTAAAATTCTTGGGCTAGTGCTTGTGCATTTGTAGGCACTGCAGGCCAGTGGATATCTGAGGTATAGTCGTCTGTTGCGTTAGTGACCAGTAACTTACCAGCTTGGCGTACTGCATTTATCCACTCTACACCTGCGACAAACGCTTGTTGCTGTTCCGTACTTAACGTACCTGCTGCTGCCGCCGCAGATAGATTAATTTGCGTATTGGTAGATACCACTTCTAATATACGTCGCTCGACTTCTAATCTAACGTTTTCTATCAGCTCTGATCGAGACACAGCTTCGGCTTCTTTTAATACTTCTGTACGGGTAACATCTACAGAGACTCCATTGACAGTGTAGGACTTCCCATCAAACGTCACTACACTGTTCGGATTTAAATTAGAAATCGCTTGTAGTAAATTCATTGCTTTTCCTCCATAATAATGTGAGTAAAGAAATTATTTCCCTCGGCTAGCAGTCCTGTATTTATAGTTGCAGTACCGTCATGTACTTTATGTGCAAGACGCACACCTAAAGTGAAGTCACTTTGCTCTTTCGTACTAACGAGTAGGCAGTTTGTGTATGCACCAAACGTATTAGTCCCGTATGCAATCGGCGAAGTCAATCCAGATTCGCCAAGATCCATCCAATCACCTGAGTTAATACGGAATTGAACTTTTGTATACAGTCCGCCCCATGCTGAACTGGTCGACCTAAAGGGTACATAGATATGCAATAAAACATTACTAAACGCTGAAAATGAACGGTCTTGAGTTTGAAATCCTTCTAGATAAGATTCTGTGTACGTGTTATTAAATGTACGAGTTATTCCAGTGTCACTATCTAAATAAACCTTGTTATAACTCAAGCCTTGAGCGAGTAATTCCCAATACGTTGTATTCGTAGGTACAACTCCTATAATGGAGGTCGGAAAAATGTAAACGTAGCTACTACCTTCGTACTCGACTATGTCGTCTTTATTGTATTCTATTGTATCATCGTAAGTCCCTTGCCAAGTGAACGCAAGGTTTCCTAGATCTAGTTCTGCCATGACTAGTCTCCTATTTCAGGTAAAATTGCAATTAAACGTCCTTTTTCGTTAATGTAAAAAGACACACCTTCAGGTAAAATTGTGTAGTCTGCGTAGTCCTCTACGCTTACACTACCAACTTGTTTTGTGTATTTTAGTCTACGACCTACTTTTCGAAATAAATGAGCGACAGGGTACAAACTACCCAACCCTAAATTTTCTTTTGCAGACGTTACGTCAGATACATCAGATAAATTACTAGTAGTTAATAAAGTACCCTCCGCAGATACATAAGCACTACGCCATACACCGTCGCTGTACACTTTCATAGTCTGATTTGTTAAATCGTAATACAAGTCACCGGCTTCTAAACTGGAACCATCTAAATCTTGAGTCGGATCTGCATCAAACGCTCCTAGATACACATCACTAAAATTGTTAAACGCACTAAGCGCTTGATCTTTAGCGCTCAAAGTTTCAGATAGAGCTGCTTCTACACTATCTGATGCTTGCAAAACTTCATTTGCAGCAGTAACAGCTTCGTCTCTACGCATAGAGACTTCTACTGCTACCTCAGTTATATTGGTATGAGCTAGATCCACTTCTTGAGCTTTAGTCACTACGGTATTTCGATACTCTAATATGTCGTCGGAGCGATCTAAACTTAATTGTGCACTGGCTAACGCCTCTTCGGCTTTAGTAGTAGCTATAGTTGCGTTTTCAGCTGACGAAATAGCATTAGATACAGCGATAGCAGCTTGTTCAATAGCTTTATTAGCACCTCCTACTGCTAAAGCAGAGTAATTCGAGTTTTTAGCTAACGTCTCGTGTATACTTATGTAAGTGTTTAACAACTCTGTCCATAATATTTCGTTACCTTGAGTTTCTAAAGTTAGTAGTACATCACTGTGCGTACTAATAAAAGCTAGAGCAACTTCTATGTCTCTAGGAAGAGTTGTAACTAAAGCTTTATCTGCGAGCACTCCGTCATACATTTCATGTATTGCCATGAGTAATTGTTTAAACCCAGCATTTAAACTGTCTCTTGATGCACTGCCGGGTGTAGTAAAATCGACCATTAATTCTTGTTTACTCACGACCCTTTGTATTTTAACTACGTCACCCTCAGTCAAGGGTTCAGTAACTCGAATAGTAGCATCGTCAATCCATTCAAAATCTCTATAGATTTCGCTACCTTCTCCGTCGACTTCGCCGATTACATTAACAAACACGTCTTGCTTATTAATGTAACCTAGCGTAAAGTGAACGGGAAACTCTTGAGCACCTGAGGTGTAAACGTGCGTATTATACGAGTATCCCATGTTATTCTCCTTTAGCGAAATGTATTCGCGTTTCTCTTATAATCCCCTTTTAGTTTAGTATTCGACTTAATCCTAGTGTATTACTAAACGGTAAGGCTTTTAGACTTTGTTTATCATACCAATTTGCTTCACCTGTTGCTGTATCGATGATAGCTCCGGGTAAGCGCATGGTTCTATTTAACTGGTGTATTATAGGAGGCGTGTAATCACTATGAGGACCATACGCATTAATTCTATAATCTTCTAAGCCTAGAGCCGTCATAGCTGGGTCGTAAAACATTGGGACCCATCCTGTCATATTAGAGTAACCAAACGCCATTTTAGCTCTGTCTTGTACGCTTCTCTCTTTTCCATCAATAGCATCACGTAGACTTATAGCTGCCATAGCAGTTGCGGACCCTAGCAGTACAGTAGCCAGTGCTTGGCTATCCGAATGTCGGATATTTCGGATGAATTGTTTTTGCATGGCTTGTAGAGGGAAAGTTTTTAAGTGTGTCATTACAGCACCCCACTGAGTATGCATCCAAGCATCTTGTTCGCCTGCCATACTACGTTGTACTACTTGGTTCATATTTCTAGTAATGGAAGAAGCAAACACTTCTGCAAACTCTACGTCCCACTTGTCAAAATTTAAACGATTAACGTAAGTTCTACCGTTTCTTTCTCCGAATTCAATTACATTGTCTTCTATTAAAGTTTTTATCTTTTCTAGATCACTATAATTCAATCCTAGATCTGACCAGTATCGTTTTTGTAGTTCTTCACTTATACCTTCTCCAGTTTCCACTGAATTCTTAATACTACGGATTACTTTATCTACTATACCCATAGACGCTACGCGTTGCTGATGACCTCGTACTTGATTAAATAAAGAAGTGTAGCCTTGTATGTATTGACCTTGTGAACTTAGGCGACTAGCTGCTGCTATCCAGTCTCCTCGGTCAGCTCTGGAAACATCGTCTAGATCTAACCACTCAGCAAAGTGGTTATGGTCGTACCCAAGATCTCCGAGCATATACGCCATATCATCTAACAATACACTATTTGCATTTTTTAACTCTTTGTTAAATATAGCTGCAGGACCCCTATTCCACCAGTTTTCTATACCAACAGCTGCTACAGAAGCGGCTGTTTCCGCTAGTTGTGCAAAACCGAGCTTACCTAGCAACGCTAAGTTAGTCATACGTTTAGCTATAGCTATTTCTGCACCTACACCTTCATTTAAGGTTCCTCTAAAGTAACCGTGTACGGGACCCCCGTTAAAATTACTTAACATCGCTCTTAATAGATCTCCGTCCATGACTTCTTCACCTAATGCTCTTTGCTCAGCTTGGGCTGCTTGTACTAAACTTTCTCTCTGTGCCCTGTTAGTTATACCTACTCGAGCTAGTGCACTAGCTCCTGCCATGCGTCGTGCATATCGTTGCCACACCCCGTACATATCGGTGTCAATTAAGTCTACTATTCGCACGTCACTCCCATCTAAAGTTTCTATTGTTTGATTTAGATCTATTTCATTCCGGTGCTTTGCAAAACTTTCTCTACCCTTTTCTTCGGTTTTTTGTGTCAGTCTATTTATTAACTGCTCTGCGTCGCTATCAGGTACTCCATTGCGTCGTAAAGTATCTCTTAAGAATTCTCTACCGTCTCCACTAAGAAGAGATATTAAATTAGTGTCTACATCGGTGTCTTTCGCTACAGCTCTAGCAACAACAGCTTTAGCTACGACAAGTGCATCTTTGTCAGCCGCAAGTCCAGCAGTTCGATAAGCTTTAGCCATAGCTTTTACTACAGCGTCTCTTGTTACTTTGCCCGATTTTTCAAGATCTAATAGCTGTTGACCTTTCCATATGTATGGTGTATAGCCACGTCGTTCGGGTACATCTTCAAAACCGTCTAGACTACGTTGTCCATTACCTCCTTTAGCTATATCTAAACTTACGTACCCTGCTTTTTCGTAAGCGTCGGCAGCTTTTTGAACATGAGGATCTCGGGTATTAGAAACACCCATAGCTCTATCGTTCATCTCTAATAGCACTTCTCTGTTAAATGCTTTAACTCCGTCTTTACTAACTCCGTAACCTGTACCGGCCCACGTAACTTTATTTTTACGTGCCCATAATTCAGCTTCTTTGGGTACTGTCCTACTAATAGAATTTACTATGCGTCGATGATAAAACTCCATACCTGCTGCAGCCGTAAACCGACCTCTACCTAAGCCATGAGGACTTTCAAACACATTTCCTGCCATCCAGTTTAATACAGCACTATCGGATCTATACAACGCTCTATAATTAGATGTGCTAATATTAAAAGCGTTAGACATGGCTACTTTACTCCACCATTCCTCGTCTTCGGCTATTTTTTTGTTTAACCATCCACTGTCTTCTCTAGCGTTTCTAGCAGCTTCTATGATGTCCAGACTTGTTTCACTTATTTCTCCAGCAGGATCTGTAAGTATAGGACGGTTAGGATTACGCTGCGCACTCAAGTCACCTGTACTAGAATGAACTTCACCTGCACTAAACACCCTAGGTGATTTAACGTTTAACGGTTGAGCATTACTAGGATTAACATCAGCATCAGCTACTAGACTAGGATCATCTCTAGCAATCCGCTCATGTAATTCCGCACGAGCTTTGTTAAGTGTCTCTAGTACACTATTTGTAGACGTAGTGCTCAAAATGTTTAGTTCAGGTATACTAGCCCTTTTGTCTGTGTCTGATAAAACTACTCCATCTATAGACACTAGTTTACCAGACTGGGTTGTACCAAAGTTCCCGACATGCACATCATCCATGTCTACGTCAAGTTTAGAATATTTTTTAAAGGAGTTGTCAAAAATCCAATCTAGTTCTCTGTGGATAACCCCATCTTTTACTTTTACTTTTTCTACAACCTCGATAGTGTACCCATTCACCGTAGACATTTGCTCGGGTACAAGAACGTCCTTAGAGACTGGATATTCGTCAGGATCACCCTTGTATACTCTAACGACTTTATCCGATTGATCGCTAGAAAACACTACTTTGTGCTTACCTGTACCTACTACTTTTGTATCCTTAAAGTTCAAAGAATGAAATAAACTATTTAAAGTACCTCCTACTTCTGAATTTTTAAGGAGTTTTAAGTTATTTTTTACAGTTTTGGTATGTGTACGATCCCCTAGTCTAATTGATAGATCGACTTTATAGTTATCGATAGCCTTCTCAAACTCTTTGTTATCTAAATTAGTACCTTCCAAAGTACTTTGTGTACGGGATGTACGTTGTGTATCCATGTGTTTTAAAGCTAACGATCTGTCTCCCTTAAGT